TTTCTTTGCACCTTTTCTAGGAGGCACAACAATATTTCTATCTGTAAGGTAATTATAGATCATTGTATCCCACATGCGAACCTGTGAGTATACATCTTCAAAATTTACTTTGGCATCATATGACATTGTGATTGCTAGTTCTAGCAACTTCATCTTATCTTCCAATCGGTCAATCAACTCAACGTCTTGGATGTTGTATTCCATAAACTTCTGCCAATCAGATGTATAGAAGTCTCTGAAATTTTCATACTCACTATGGTCAACCTTTCGTTGTCCTAACTCGACAAAAGCGATGTGATCAAGTCTGTAGGATTCTTGGTTACTATAAGTAAACTTACGGTAAAGGTCGAGATAGTCAAGAATGTTGATCCCACTAATATCATAAGCATAGTTTTTGCGTCCTTGGACATAAACTTCCCTCTCATTTGCACGATTCCAAGGTGACAAGGATTTCATCCATTTCTCACCTAGTACGCGATTAATTCTCCTAGCTATATAGGGCATATCATACAAGTTTACGTTCCAACCAGTAAGAATATCTGGTGTATTTTCTGCCCACCACTTGAGAAAATTAGTTAGCATCTCTTGTTCTGTCCAAGAAACGTTTAACTCTAAACCATCTGGTGCATCAAATTCTCTAGTTGTCCAACTATAATACTTTTTAGTCACCATATCTTTAATGGTGATCGATAGCATTTCTTCTGCTGCTTCTTCTACGTTCGGGAATCCATTCTCACATTGCACCTCAATATCAAGTGCATAGATTTTCATTTGATTGATGTTGTAGTCAACCTCATTAGGGAACTCTTCCCTGATATATTGATAAACAAATCTTTCGTATCCATGAACCTCAAAGTTTTGAACTTCATCATACTGTTTAATAAAATCTCTTGCCTCTCTAGCAGCACCAAACTTAACAGGTGTAACTGATCGACCATCAAGAGTTTTAAACTTTTCTTTTTTATTAGACAAAACATAAAGGGTAGGAGAAAAGGATGCCCGATACTGTACGGACTTACCATTCTCATACCCTCTGTATAAAATCGTATCACCAGCAAGTTGAATGTTGGTGTAAAAAGAACTCATAATTTACTGTAGATGTCCAACAATTTCTTTGATGGATCAAGTATACTCATAACGCTCTCAGATGTCAAGAAGATATCTCTCTGAGAACTATACTTAGGAAAGGGAACTATCTCCTCATCTCCTAATACCTCATAACAATTTTCGATGAGAAGACTAGGTTCTTCATCGAGTTCTGTAACAGTGCCAATCAAATACTCGTTACGTTGCTGTAATAGTATTAGTTTCACTACTTGTTGTTGTAGTTCTTCCTCCATCTGCCTCCACTAATGAATTGTACTTTTGTTCGATCTCTGGATAAGGTTCATATGCTGTAATCACTTCGTCCATCTTTAGAAGGATTTGTTTTTTTACAGACATCGGAACCCATGGTGAGAAACGAATCTCAGGATCTGTGACTTTTTTAATGTCGTCTTGGGTTTCATTTTCAATTAGAAGTCTAGGTTCATCTATACCTTCTAACCATACACTGTATGGATTATTTAATTGAAACGCTACTGGTTTTTCTGGTTCTTCCTTAGTTGTAACCTCATAAAGGTCACAGATAATGTCTTCACCATTTCTCGTTCTTACGATTCTTACACTCATAAAAAATTACGATACGTTTATATTATAAAAGAGGAACTGACTTTTGTCAATCCCTCCTATCTATATGGTAATTACCACACGCATTTTTGGTTCTAAGTAATTATACTTATAAATAATTAAAAATTACTAACTAATTCCATGAAAACATATCTATTCAGTATCGGACTCTTCGCTTGTGTTACAGCAGCAGTTGCAGTAGCACCACGTTTAGCATATGCAGGTCAAGTGCCCTATTTCATGTAATTACTTTAGAATTACTTGAGGACATTTAAGTAAGATAACTGCCTTTGCTTGGAGTTTGATATCTCCAGACTCTTCAATTACTTTCTTAACTTCCTCTACCCCATACTCCGCACTAGCATCACTATATGCCATGAGCAATGACTTGTAATCGTCATGCCCTTCTTTAGCATATTCACAAAAATTACCTCCCATAAACATTAGTAGAGAGGTAAGTGTTAGTTCAATCATACTAAAATTATATACTTAATTTCCGATCTTGTCAACAGCAGATCTTGCTTTTTCTAAGATCTCACCTTTAAGAGGAACAAACCCTAACTTAGGTGCTTTGTCCTGATACTCATCACTTAGTAATGTACTGAGTGATGTTTTTATTGCCTCGGTATTTCTACCGTTACCTGTTTCATATGCAAGAATCCAAGTCAATGTAGCAATAGGATATGCTCCTTCTGCTGTTGGGTTTGGATTAGTACCTGCAAGGTTCTCATCAAGAGTGATATCATTAAGTGCCTTTGATCCTGCATCTACAGATGGTTTTACAAAGTCACCCCACTTGTTTTGTAGTGCTGCAGGTTTTACAACGTCATCAATATAAGATTGGTTTACATAACCGATAGCACCAGGTGTATTCTTAATAACACCAGCAACACCAGCATTACCTTTAGCACCAACACCAGTTGGCCAAGCAACTGACTTACCAGTTCCTAGTGTCCATGTAGGAGAGAATGCTTGCATACTATTAGTAAATGCCTTGGTAGTTCCAGATCCATCTGAACGATGTGCCCAAGTTAACTTCTGGTCATCACATCCAAGTTCTTTCCAGTTGTCTATAATACCCATCGCAACTTCAACTGCTTGCTGTTGAGTAAGTTTTAGATCACAACCAGGATTGTTATATCCAAATGCGATAGTTCCACCTGTCATAGGTATCTGAACTAGACCACGTTTTACTTTAGCGATGTCACTATCTTTCATAGGATCATCAGACGCACCAAAGTTTACTGTCTCATCAATAAATGCCTTTCTACCGCTACCAGATCCAACTGCCTGATAGTTTACTCTTGCTCCACCAGACTTAGCTACGTCTGCGAACCAACGAGTATAGATTTTAGATGGGAATGATGCACCTGCACCACTCAACCTTGTTCTTGCATTTGCACAACCACTTGACAATAGTAAAGGGAGCAATGCAACTGCTAATGCTTTCATTTGTTAAAAAAATACACCTACTTAATATAGCATAAGTAGGTGTATTGTAAAAGTTTTTCTTAACCTATGTCATAGACTTGTCTTTTCTGGTGTTCTGGGATTACCTTTTGTAAATCGATTGTTAGCAAACCATTAACAAACTTGATTTTCCCAATCTCTACATCATCTGAGAGGTTGAATCCTCTAGCGAATGTTCTAGATGCTACACCTCTATGAACGTATTCTTCTTCTTGTGTACTCGGATCTTGTTCTTTCGATTTAACTAGCAATACGTTTTGCTCGGTTGATACTTCTACTTGGTCTGCTGACCAACCTGCGAGTGCTAGTTCGATTCTCCATTTATCTGATGACTCTTTGACAATATTGTATGGAGGGTATTGTCCTGTCGGTGATCCAGTTCCGTATGCATGGAATCGATTGAATAGATCATCGAATCCTACACTATAGCGGTATGCTGCATCAAAAATTTTATCGACATCTTTAGATGTCCACTTTGTGATTCCCATTTTAGACTCCTTTAATAAGCGAGATTTAGTGTTTGTCCCCGAAGGCGACACTACTATTTAACCATGAGACCAACCAGATATAAACGGTACACACCGAACATATGTGTAAGGATTAGCACACCTATATAGTTGTACGTCAATGCGTATAAACTCACAATGAAAAATTATTTACCTTTTATCATGTTATTGGCTTTTGGTGGTGCGGCTCATGCTGGCGGAATGTCTACTAGACATCAATCCAGTTTACAACTAACTGTTGAGCCTCAAATCGTAACTCAGACAAGAATCGGAAACAGTTATTCTATTTCTGGAAACAACGTAATCACAACACATACACCTGCTGCCAGTGGTAGTAGTGCTGTAGATGGTGGTATTGGTATTAACACTTATAGTGCTACTACAGGTGTTGGAACAGTTGGAACAATTACTGGTGTTCAAAATGGATGCACAGGATCAACTTCAGGTAGTGAC